GGCAACGCCTCAACGACATGGTTGCCAACGGCGACCTTCGCAGCATTCAAGAACAGGATGTTTACGAAGAAGTCAAAGCGTGGATCGGCTACTAACCGTAGAACCAACAATGAACACACAAGGAACCATCACATTCAACACCGCCAAAGCACTCGCGGAATTTATCGCGGCTCTCATGCCGAAAAGCACCGCGCTGTTTGAGGTTACGGAAAATCCCAGCGGCACATTCACGATGACCTTCAACGGCGGCTACTAAACCACAACATCAAACACACACAGAACCATGAAAAAAAATATCGAAGTCAAAGTAACAATTACCATCGGCGTCGATGCCGATGCTTGGATGTCTAACTTCGGAGCAATGACGCTCGACGAATTGCGCGCCGATGTGAAGGGCTACTTCGCGGAACACTGCCGCGCACAGCTTGAGCTTATCGGCTGCGAGGCCAAACCCGAAGCGATCCAACTCACAGGCTGGACGCGCATGGCTTAACTGACCTCCCTCCCGCCCCTGCAAGTCGGGGGCGGCATGGGACGCCAAAAGCGAACCGAACACAGAACACACAATGAACACAACATCACCCACGCAGCGCAAGCTGCTCTTTGAGAACACAACCTGCCCCCGCTGCGGTGGAGGGGGTCGGATGCCGTATTCCGTCTATGGCGGAGCTTGCTTCAAATGCCACGGGCGCGGAGCCGCGCTGACCAAGCGCGGGCGCGCAGCGCAGGAGTGGTTCAGCGCGCAGCGCGAGAAACCGCTGGAAGACTTCAAGCCCGGAGACTTAATTTATTCTGATGCCGTTCCCTGCATTGGTCGCCGCGCCGAGTGGCATCGCGTCACCAGCGTCAAACTTCTCGACGGCGCAGAGGCGGGCTATCCCAACCGCCCCGACCTCAAGTGCGTTCGCGTCGAGTGCGACAAATACACGATGGGCGGATTCGTCGGCTCATCCAAGGCGCGCTTTGGCATGACGGGGCCGCAGAAGGACGATCTGCGCGTTCGCGCCTTGGCCTACCAAGCTACGCTCACCAAGAGCGGCAAGGTCGCCAAGCGCGCGACAAAGGAGGCAGCATGAGCAAACAATCGGAAATCAGCAAAGCCGCCGCCGCCCTCGGAAAGAGGGGCGGGCAGGCAGGCACAGGCAAGGCCAAGGCCCGCAGCAAAAAGCATTACTCCGAGGCGGGTAAGAAAAGCGGGGAGGTTCGCCGCCTCAAGGCCTTGCAGCGCAAGGGAGCGAAACAATGACCATCGCCCGCCTAAACGAAATCCAAGCCGAGTGGATGGCCCTTTCCGGCAACGCGCCCGAGGCCGAGCAGCGGCGGGTCATGGCCCTCATGCGCGAGTTGCCTCGCAGTCATATCAGCATCGACACCGAGACGGGCGAGGCCACGCCGATGTGGCAGGGCCAACCCATGTCGATCCCGATGCCGCTGGAGGATTGTAAGCGCAGGCATCCCGATTTGACCGCGCTGGGCTTCGCGTGGCGCGCCCCGGAGTGGGTCGCCATTTGACCGATTTCGGGTTTGTGGTAATCTCCGCGCCATGAGCTTGCGCCCTCGGAGTCGTGATGAACCACGACTCCAAATTCTCTGACCCTGCCAATTTTAACGAAGCGTCTTGCGGCCCCGAGTTGCCGCACGATACCGCCGAGGACGTATTCCTCGACGCCCGCCTTCGCGTCAGTCCCCCGCCCGAGATAGCCGCTCAAGTTGCCCTGCTTAACTGGTGGTCGCTTGAGGTCTTCCGCGAGTTCTGGCGCGAGTGGGACGCACAGGAACACGGCCACGGGGCGAGCCGCTCCTTCGGGGATGAAGCGGCGATCCGCCTCCTGCAAGCGTTGACCAACTCGCAGACCCGTCAGACCGCGATGCGGGCGGAATGTTATCTGGCCGTCATCAACCGCAAGCCCGAATCGCAGACCGAGATTGCCAAGAAATACGGCGTGACCCGTGCCGCCGTCTCCAAGGTCATCGTTTCGATCAAGGACGATCTCGACCTACCCACCGCGCGGCACATGAAAAGTGACACCGCCCGCGAGTCATATCGAACTCGCGCCCTGCGGATTCACAAAGAAAGAAAATCAAATTTATGCAAAACACCGAACTCCAACTCGTATCACCGTCTCTCGACCTCGCGCTCTGCCTTGATGCAGACACTTGTGCCGCAGAGCTAACCCGCTGCGCCGACGAAGCCGACCGCTGCGCTGCCCTCGCTCAAGCCGGGGCCGAACTCGCTATCCGTCACGCATGGAACGCAGGGGCCGTCTGCTTGAAAGCCAAGGAGCTTATCGCTCACGGGGAGTTCCAAGCATGGCTGGAGGCCAACGCTGGCGAGCGCGGCTATCGCACTCTGGCAAAATGGATGAAGCTGGCAAAAGTGAATCTCGATGCACTTTTGGCCGACAACCCTACGCTCAAAGGATTGCAGGACGCTTACGTTGCCGCCGGGGTCTTGCCCGATGCGGAGCCGAAGCAGGACACCGGAGAGGGCGAGAAGGTAAAGCCGCCTCTCGTGCTGACCTTCCGGACTGAATACAAGCACGTTTCCGAGTGGCAACCCGCCGTGGCCCGAGATTTTCTGTATGAGTTCGACCGCATTGCAAAGATTGCGATGCAACTCAAAACGGAGTTCGGACTATGAGCGAACCGCGCTCCAGCCCGACCTTTTCCATCATGCTCTTTTGCTTTGCCGCCCTTGGCTTTGTCTGGTCGATTGAGGCATTCGTAAAGGTCGCGCTGCGGTTGCTTGGCCTTTGACAGTTTGGCACAGTCATGGCGCGTTCCGATTTCTTCGGTTTGGAGGTCGCAACTCTTGAGGAGTTGCGCGACGAATACGTTGCCGCGATCAAAGCCGTGGCGGTCAACGGCGTGAGCTATTCCATCGGCGGGCGGTCACTGTCCCGCGCTAACGTAACCGAGAGGCGGAATACGTTGGGCGATGTGCTTATGGCCCTCGACCGCGCTTCTGGTCGCCGCCGCCGCACCGTCTTGGCTGACTTCTCCGGGGTTCGCTCATGAATTTAGTTGATCAGACCGTTGCCCTGTTCTCGCCCCGCGCGGCCCTGCGCCGGGAGATTGCGCGTCAGAAGCTAACTGCCTTCAGCCGCTTTGATGCGGCCAAAATTACCCGCGCCCGACCGCAGGCTCGTCGCAATATGCCCGCCGAGCAGATCGGGGGAACGACCGAGCGCATTCAGCTAATGAATCGCGCCCGCGACTTGGATGACAATTTCTCCACCATCCGGGCGATCTTGACCCACTTCGTCATTCACACGGCGGGGTCGTTGGCCTACCAAGCGCGCACGGGCGACACGGGCCTCGATCAGCAAGTCGAAGCCTATCTGCGCGAGTGGTTCCGCAACTGCGACATCACCGGACGGCATAGCCTTCAAAACCTCACGCAGTTGATCTTCCGCTCGGTCTTGGTCGATGGCGATTGCGGAGTCCTCGTCACTCGGCAAAGCGGCGAGCTAAAGCTCCAGACTGTGACCGCCGACCGGATCGGCAAAGATACAGACCTCGACTCGCTCGACCCTTTCTACTTTGGCGGCATCACCATTGACGGAGTAGGCCGTCCGGTTAGCTATCGCGTCTTTTCCCGCGACAAGTTCGGAACCTACCGCGACCCCGAGGACATCAATGCCGATATGTTCTGCCACGTGGCGAACTTTACCCGCCCCGACGAATACCGGGGCCGCTCGGCCTTGGCCGCGATCCTCGATGACGCGCAGGACGTTAGCGATCTGATCGAATACGAAAAGCTCGCTGCACGTTGGGCAAGCTCACAGGCAGGGGTGATCAAGACCGAATACGGAGCGGACGAGGAAATGGCCTCCGTCCTGCGAGGCGACCGCGACCAATTCGGCAACGACACCAAGCTGACCGCGCTGGAGCCGGGGCGCGTGAACTATCTCAACACAGGCGAGTCGATGGAGATGTTCAAGAGCGGCGACCGCCCCGCCGCAGCCTTCGCCAACTTCGTGCAATACCTTGAGAACCGGATGTGTCGCGCAATGGGAACATCCGCTCGCGTCATGCTCGACCGCCCAAGCGCGGGTCCGGAAGCGCGCAAGGATTTACGGCAAGCCGAACGGACGTTTGATTTTTGGCGGGGGCAGATGGAAACGCAAATGCTCAACAAGGTGGTGCGCCTCGCCCTCTTGGACGCCGCCGCCCGAGGCATCTTGCCCTCTAATCCCGAGGTCGTGCGCGGCGAATGGCAATGGCCGGGATCGGTCAGCATCGACGCTGGCCGTGATGCTCGCGCCGACATCGAACTCTGGCGCATGGGTCTGGCGACCGCTGCGGAACTTTACGGCGAGGCGGGCCACGATTGGCAGGCCAGCATGAGGCAGCGCGCAAAGGAAGCGGCATACATCCGCGAGCTTTCCGTCGAGATGGATGTGACCCCGGCAGAGATTAGCAGCGGGGTCGAGTCCGTAGCGACTGATCCGAACCGCGCCCCGGTCGAGACACCTGTTGCCGATGGCACACAAACCATCCAAGACGCAGCATCTTCCGCGCAGAACATCGACGAAACCGCCATCAACGGCGCGCAAGTGCAAGCCCTCTTGGAGTTGGCGCAGTCCGTGGC